GGTACGAACCCGGAAACGCTGGCAGACTTCGGCCTTCGTGTAGGCGTCCTTGATGCCGAAGTCTGCCAGCGTTTCCGGGTTCGTACCCGCAATAACACGACCGAGCTTGTCCACGGTCAAGCTACGGTAGGTGCCAGCGACGATACCCGTGCGCCCTGCTACCACTTCAAAGGTCAGCGCAGTGGTGCCCAATACAATCGGCGCATCCGTCACCAGTTGCCAAACACTATCGCCATTGGCCGTGCCCTTTTCAACGCTGACAAATAGCCCAGGAGTTACCTCCACGCTGGCATCTGCATCCTGAGCACGCTTCCATGCGCCCGCTGCGGGAACAACGTATATCCCGTTCTCCTTTGCTTGGGCTTGGTCTTTCACCAACACGCGAGCACCAGTCGGCAACAACTCGCCGTCGATGGTTTGAATACCGCTCAGGACGATGTTAGCGGTGGTCGCCACCAGCACCGAATGCTTGAAGTCCAACTTCGCGAGGGCTTCGATGACCGAGGTGTCGACGTATTCACGGGTCGCCAATACGATGCTGGGGTCGATCTTCAACTCAATGTTTGCCGTACTGCTGACGATCAGGTTGATCCGAATTACCTGCGTCCGACCGGAGCCTTGGGCGAGCAGCGGCTTGTACGTGGGCGCGCAGTTGGCAACCGCTACCATGTCCCCGTCCGCGTCGTACAGCGCAAGCTCTCGCACCCACCAGCCGCCGATGCTCTCCGGGATGATCTGCTCGGCGATGATTATGCTGGCGTTGGTCGGATCGATCTTCACCTGATTGAGCGGAGCACGTCGGCGCTCATTGATCAGCTTGGTTTGCAAGCGGTTGGGGATAGGGGCAGTTTCGTTGGCATCCCCCACCCCCATCTGGGCGAAGGTCCAGGACGTACCGAGAGCCGCTGCGTTAGCCTGTTTGGCTTCGCCTACGGCGGTGAGAATCGCGAAGAACTGGCTGTTTTGATCGGTCATGAGTAGATGTCCATCGTGTCAATATGATGTTCGCGGCCACCGATGTTGGTCACTCCGCTGACGTCAATGTCGCGTTGTGTCGGTGGATAAACGCTGAGTTCGTCGCCTTCGTACACACAGGCCCCGATAAAGACGGTGCCGGTGCTTTCCAGGCTGATAGCCAGCTCGATGAGGTGGCGGCTAAGCGGCTTGGCATCGTCGATCAGCCAGGTGAGCTCCTGGTACATGGCCTCGGTGATGCCGGTGTCGAGCACGCCAATCAGCAGGCGGAAGGTGCCGGGCACGCCCAGGGGCAGTTCCTCCCACCACTCCAGCACCTCGATCAGGTAGCCCAGCGGCTCGACCACGCGGCGCAGCGCGCCGATGGTGCCCTTGCGGGAGTGGATGAAGTAGGCGGACTTGATGGCCTTGCGCTTCGCGCCCTCGGGCCAGGACTGGGACCAGCGGTCGACCGAGAAGGCCCAGGCCAGGTAGGGCAGCAGCGCCTCGGGGCAGGCGTCCGGGTTCCAGAGGTCGCGCAGCGGCACGGGCACATGCTCAATCTTCGCCAAGGCCTGGGCGGCGAGGCGCTCCAGCTCGGTAGCGTTGCCCGGCAGCAGGCGCGCGACCATTACTCGGCCACCGTGACGCTGTAGGCGGTGCAGTAAGGCGCCTGGGTGAGGCTGGCGACGACGTCAACCCAGCCGGGCAACTCTACGCGCTTGACGCCCTCGATGTGCAAGGCGGCGTCCAGGGCGGAGCGGTTGACCTCCTGGCCGAGGCGGCGGCGAGCGTTGACCAGGGCTGCAAGGCGGGTCTCGGCGGCTGCGCGGACCGGCTCCGATTCGGGGCCGGAGCTGTTCAGGTAAAGCACGGCCTCCACGGTGTAGGGCAGCCCCTGGGCACTCTGCACGGTAAGGCGGTCGGCCACTGGGCGGCGGTCCTCGTCGCTGAGGTAGGCGGCGACCACTGCGAGCAGATCGGGCGCCGCGGCGCCGTTGCCCAGGGCGCTCTGTACTGTGACGACGACCTCGGCCGGGGCCGGGCTGATCGCCGAAGCATCGGCGACGCGACCGTCTGCGCTGCGGGCATGGAAAATGTAGGCGTTGCGTGGGCCGGCGGTACTGAGACCTTCCATGGCCATCTGGATTCGCTCGCGCAGGCTCTCATAGTCCTCCAGAACAGCCGCCACCGGGGGTACTGCGGACGGGTTGGCCGGGGTGATGATCAGACGTGCGACGTTGAAGCGGGCGCCGATCTGCTCCAGGTCCGCGCCCTGGGCGAAGGGCAGCAGCACGGCAAGGGCGGCCTCGTTGACGCGCTGGCGGAGCAGCGTTTCGCGATAGGCGCTCTCCTGGAGCAGCTTGGTGAGCGGCTCGGACTCCAGGGCGAGGGTGGCTGCGACTTCGGCTTGCTGATCGGCCGGCCAAAGACTGACGGCGTATGCCTTGCGCCCGGCGAGGATCGCCTCGTAGTCGATCTGCTCGATTACGACGGGCGCTGGCAGTCGACTGAGGTCGATAGGGGTAAAGGTGGTGGTCATGTTGAGGCCCCCAGGCTCAGCGGTACGCGAAGGCTGAGCGCTTCATTGGTGTCGGTGACGGTCCCCTCGATGTCCAGCACGGCGCCGCCCGGAATGTCGGTGGGGGTGAGTTGCACGCGGCTGAGGCGGATGCGCGGCTCCCAGCGCATGAGGGCCATGGCGATGGCGGCATAGGCCTGCAGGCGGGTGGCGCTGTTGAGCGGCCAGTCCATCAGGTCGGCCATCGGACTGCCGTACTCCCGGCGCATGATGCGGCTACCGAGCGGCGTGGTGACGATGTCGGCGATGGATTGAGCCAGGTGCTGGCGGTCGCGTAGGGTGCGCCCGGTCTTGGTGCTCATGCCGATCATGGGGTTGGTCCTTCCGAAACGGCTGTGCCTTTAGTGATGCCCTTGGTGCGGTGGTTGCGCAGGCTGATGTCGGCGGCGATGACGTCCTCGCTGACGTTCACCGTTCCGGTAACGTGCTGATCGCCGGTCTGGGTGTAGTCACCTTTGTGGGTGATAGGGCCGTCGATATGGATGCCGCCAGTGCTGACCAGGTGAGTGACGCCTCCGTCGGGCAGGATGGCGCGGAGCACATGCGCAACGAAGTCGTACTCGACAACAGCGCCGTCTGGATAGGTACGGCGATGCAGGCCCTCGCGGTCGCCGTTGGCCGGGTTAGCGTCACTGAACAGGCCGACCAAGGCGACTCCCTGGGCGAGCACGCCGGATGGGCTCAGCAGGACGACTTGCTCGCCGACGGTGGGCGGGTCCCATTCCTTAGAGGTGCCTGCGCGCAGTGCCAGCCAGGGCAGCCAGTTGGTGGTGATGCTGCCAGATTTCACGCGGACGCGGACCTTGGCGACGTCGACCTCGGCGATGGTGCCGAGGCGGACGAGGTTTTCGATGAGGCGGGCAAGTTCGGCGAGTTGGTTCATGCCGCTGATGCTGCAGCTCGCGCGCGCGGGGTGCACTTGGCGTGGACTGTAGCGGGGCGCGCTACAGCGCGAGGTCAGGCGGTGAGGTGGACCAAGAGGCGGTCGCGGATCATTTCGAGGTCGGCGTCGGTGAAGCCGAGCAGCTCGCGGCGGTCGTACTGCACATCGGCTTGGCCGCGGCCGGGGCGGTCGCGCAGGCCGTACTGGTGGACGCGGGCGATGCGTGAGACGCGGCCGGCGAAGGCGATGGCGATGGTATTGGGGGTGCTCTGCAGGCGCAGGTACTTAGCCTGGCGCAAACGGGTGAACATCTGGCGCTTGATGCGGCCGACCTTGCCGCGCAGTTGGCGGGGCTTGCGGGCGGCGTAGGGGGTGCCGTCCGGGTTGCGCTGGACGGCAATGCGCTTTTGCTGATTGCGGCGCAGCTCGCGGCCGATGTTGTTGCCAAGTTTTCGGCGCTCGCCTGGGGATAGCTTGGCGAGCAGCAGGCCGGCCCACTCTTCCAGGGCGTGGAGGTTGTCGGTCACAGCTCGAAGTCCGGCTCTTCGGGGTGGCTTATGTCGAGGCTACCATCGCCCAGACGTTTGACGATGACGCGCTCGGTGAGTGGCAGCTTGAGGGACATATCGACCTTGCCGCCGTCCAGGATGTCGGCCTCGAAGGCGATGGCATCCTTTCCGCGTTCCAGGTTGGTGAGTAGCTCCGGCTGCTGGCGGCGCAGCCACTCCAGCACCGGAATGAACACGCTGTCCGGGTGGCCGGCGAAGTCGGTGAGCAGGACCTGCAGAGTGTAGGTGTACTCGAAGGACAGGCCCTTAGCCGCCGTACAGCGGACGCTGCCGGTGTCGATGAAGATGAGCAGCCGGTCGGGGTTTTTCTTGAGGCCTGCGACGGCGGTGAGCAGGTGCTCGCGGAGGCTGTTGGGTTTGTTCATGGATTGGCTGCCTTCTGCTGGCACTCGTAGACCAGGTCGACCTTGGCGGCGCAGGCTGCCCAGTCGGCCTCGGTGATGTCCTGGTCGTCGAGGAGCTCGCCATTGGTGGCTGGATCAGTCGCGCTCAGGGTGCAGCGCGTTACGGCCGGACAGCCAGTCACGATATGCGTCTGCTCCGGTGATGGCGGGGCGCTGCCGCAGGCGGCGAGCAGCAGCAGGCAACTGAGCAGCAGCCCACTCGCGTAGTTCGGCGTTTTCACGTTTCAGCTCCTTGATCTGTTGCTTGCGGACGTCCAGCTCGCGGCGCAGGTCCTGGCCAGTTTGTTGCAGCGAGGTCTGGGCCTGACGTTCATCAGCGAGGGCGGTGCGTAGTGTGGTGATGGTGGTGGCGTCGCGCTCGATACGGGCGTTGACGGTGGCCAGCTTCTCCTGGGCCAGGGCGGTGCGCCCCTGCTCGGCCTCGCTGCGCTGGTAGGTGCCCCAAAGCAGCAGGCCCAGTGCGCCGAGTAGGGCGGCGCTGTAGAGGGCTTGGCGCAGGGTAGTCATTTGCGGTACCAGCCGGCGGCATTCATGTCTGCCTCGTCGAGGACCTGAAGGTCGCCACAGATAACGAGTGGCGCTACTGGCATTACGTGCTTGAGGGCATCGGCCATCTTTTGGCACTGGTCAATGGGCGTTCCGGCCGGCAGAAGAACAGCTCTGCACCCCCCGGTGGGCGACAGGCTTGTCATTCGCTGAACAAGTTCGCTGTATGGGAATCGCTCCGCTTGGTTCTCTACCTTGTTCATGCCGACTCCTTGCTGCAGCCGCAGTTGGCGTGCTGCTCGTAGGCGCGTTCGAGCTTTACGTCGTAGAGGTTTCGGGCGTAAGCCGGGCCGTTATAAGCCTTGGCGAAGGCTGCCCACTTCTTACCCTTGAGAGCCTTGAGCAGTGCTGGGTCGGCTTCGATGAAGCGGACGAACGCCTCGAACTGCTGGTTTTCATCCTGGCTCATGAGACGGACGAACTCGTCGACGCTGGCGTAGCCCAGGCGCTCGGCGTGGTAGCCCATGATCTGGAAGGCGCCCCAACTGGCCGACTCGTTGGCGCAGAGTGCGTCGATCATGCGTGCTTGAGCCAGGCGCTGGTGTTCTGCGGCGCCGCCGATGTAGCCGCCGGGCTTGGTGTTGACCAGGGCGGGGAACTGGACGGCGAGCTCGTCGGCGTGGCGGCGCAGGGCGCTCTGGTCGTCATCTTCGGCGCGCGGCAGGGCCAGGCGTTGGTGCATAACGTGGCGCTCGAAGAGGATCTTCGGCTTGCCGGTGGCCAGGAAGCCGGAGCCGGCGCTCTCCACCTCATTGACGGCGTAGATGGCGGCCAGCTCGACGCCCAGGCGCTTAGCCGCTGCCGCGAGGGTGGCATTGCGCAGCAGCTTGCTGCAGTCGGTTCCGGCCAGGGCGGCGAGGGTCTTCTCGCCGGCCTTGCCGTCGACCACCAGGCCGATCTTGGCTTGATACGCGCGGACGGCCTTTTCGGTTTCGTCGCCGTAGTCGCCATCGGTGGCCAGTTGGACGCCGTGCGCGTTGAGTTGTTGCTGCAGGCGGCGGACGGCGAGGCCTTTGTCGCCGTGCTTGAGAGCTTCGGTCATAGCTGGTCTGCCTTGCGGGTAGCGATGCGTTTGAGGCTGGAGCGCACGAAGTCGGCACCGAGCAGGCCGACCACGCCGCCGAAGAAGGGCGCGAACTGTTCGGGGATGCCGAACAGGGCCAGGCCGTTGCTCACTGCCAGGGTGATGAGGCCGCAGATGAAGCCTTCGCCCAGGGCACGGCGTAGGCTGCCGCCGGAATAGATGAAGCGGGCCGAGGCGAGCAGTGCCGAGAGCACTGCGGCATATATGAGTGGGTGGTGCTGCTCCATCCAGGCGAGCAGCATGGCCCAGGTTTCGGGGCGATCAGGCATCTGTGACATTCCTTGCGTCCTGTGGAAGAGAGTGGGCGAGCTGCACGAATGGCAGGCGGCTAAAGAGCCTGTCTTCCCCTTTGTTGGCGGCGAGGTAGATCAGTCCCATAGGTTCACCACTTGGCGCTGTTCGGGTTGAGGGGCCGCGTCCGGCAGGATGACGGTGGTGCCGTGGGGGATGATCGGGCCGAGGTCGGCGAGGCCTGGGTTGGCGTCGAGAACGGCCTCGGTGACGCCCGCAGTGCGGCCGTAGTAGTGCCAGCAGAGGCTGTCGACGGTGTCGCCTTGGGCGGCGATGACGGTGGCCATCAGTCGCCCCCCTGTTGTTGGACTTGGTCGGGATAGACCCAGGGGCCGTCCTCGGAGACGAGCGCACCTGGAGAGCGGCCGGATTCGACTTCACGGCAAACGGCGTATCCCAGCGGGTGCATGATTTCGCGGTTGATCCGCTCCAACAGACCGAGGCGGGAAATTTCGTTCCAGTCGATGACTTTGGGCTTGTTCATCAGAGCAGCTCCACGGTGGCGTGACTGATGCCTAGGATGGTGCGCAAGGCCTTGCGAGCGTCGCGCCGCAACTGGTCGGGGCTGCTCTCTTCCTCGGTGACCTTCTGCTCGCCGCTGTTGGTTGCGTCGAAGCTGTTGTAGCGCTCGATCAGCTCGGCCAGGGCGCCGCAGTAGATGACGCGGCGGTAGAGGTGCAGCCATTGGCTTTCGCCCTTGATCTGCTCGGCCGGCACGTCGGCCAGGGTGGCATGGCCTTCGGCCTGGCGCGCGGCGCGGTATGTCGCAAGCTCGCGGTTGGCCTCGATCATGGCGTTGACGGTGGCTACTTCGAGACGGTCGTCGGTGACGCTGGAGTCGATACGCATGGCGGCGCGTAGTTGCTGGCCGTCGATATCCGGCCAGAAGTCCGCGTTGCTGATTGGGTAGGCGGCGCTGGTGTCGCCGCCCGCAATGAATCCGCTCATGGTCGGGCCTTGAATTAGTGGGCGGTGGTCGGGGCTTCACAGCGAGGGAAGGAGTCACCCTGCTGATCCGCCCCGAGCCGCCCGGGTGCGGGGGACCGCTCGGTTAGCTGGCGGGGCCAGCGTGTTTCTTGAGGAGGCGCTCGGCGCGCTCCAGGTCTTTCTTGCCACCGCAGCTGTTGTGCTGCTGGATAGCGGTTTTCAGCAGGTCAATACCGGCCTGAATCTGGCCGGGTTGACCGGGGTTGTTCTCGTCCAGGCCGACCAGCGTTGAACGGCCCAGGGCGAGGGTGAGCTTGGCGCGAGCTTCGTCCGGCATGTCCTGTTCCGCGGTGAGCACAGCGGTGCGGGTCAGGATGTCGTGCGGGAATACGCTGCCTGCCTTTTGAGCCGTCAGAGCGGCTTCTGCCACTTCCTCGGCCACCAGGCAGCCAGTGGTGCGGTTGAAGCGGTTAGGTGTCTGCAGGTTATGACGGATGACGTACTCGGCGATGTCCAGACCGCCGGCGTAGTCGCCCGCGTCGAAGCGCCAGACCATGATGGTGACCAGCACGTCGTCCTGGGCGCCCTGGCCGGCGGCAAGGATACCGTCGACGTAGGGCACGTATTCCGGGAGCAACTCGGCCTTGACCTTCGCCTTGTTCTGTTGCGACTGGACCTGTTTGAGGCGCAGTTGATCCTGCTGGAGCTTGGCGAGCATAAGCTCGTAGCTGGTGAGGCCATCCATAAGCGCGGCGGGCGCGGTGCGCGCCGCCTCCTGGGCGGCACGCTTGCGCAGTTGGGTGCGTTGGGCAAGGGTCAGGGCCATGGCTTATGCCTCAGTCGGGGCAGGGTAGGTCATGGCCTCGACGTTCTCCACCAGGGCAACCGCCTCGAAGTCCTCGATGACGTAGGCGTCATTGCTGGACTGGTAGTCAGCAATGCGGTCGTACTCCGGTTCGTCTTTCAGGTGGCGTCGGCGGGCGTCTTCCTGCCAGTAGATGGAGAGGTTCTTGAGGAAGGTGACCAGCACGGTTCCCTCCGGGAAAAACGGGGCATCGACCACTGGCAGGCCGCCGAGACGGGCGCGGCTGACGATTTCCTGTGCTGCGTTCTCTTCCTGGTTGGAGGCTGCGCCTTTTTCCACGGCCTTGAGCAGCTTCTCGTGCATCAGGTCGCGGCTGACCAGTACCACCAGGTCGGGACGGCTGCGGTGCCACGGGGCGAGCATCTGGATAGCGTCGAACACCAGGCCGTCGAGGGTCTGGTAGTCGCCACTGATTCCGGTGTCGACGCCGGCCACCTTGATCACTTTGGTGCCGCCTACGGTAACTTTGCCAGCGACGGCGCCCTCGTCCATAACGTGATCCGCGGCGCCTTCCCGGATCTTCTGCAGCCAGCCTTTGTTGACGTCCTGCAGCAGGGGGTTGTTAGCGCGGTCGGTAGCCAATGCCGCACTGGTACCGTTGAAGCCGATCATGATGCGGTCGAGGGACTGGCGCTCGATGATGGCGTTGGTCAGGCGTACCTGAAAGTCAGGGAACTTGGCCCAGGCGTCGAGTAGCGCGTAGGGGAACGCGGTGTCGAAGTTGGTTTGCTTGCAGGCGTACACGTCCTTGGTCAGTTGGGAGACGTCGGCCGGGTTGCGGCGGTTGCCCGCTGCGGTATTGGTGCGGCTGGCGATGGGGCCATTGACCCCGGCGAGCAGGGCTTCGCCCGTCTGCTCGTTGACGCCGATCAGGTTGATGGCCTTGAGGAAGGCGCTGGATTCCTGCATGGCAGTTTCCAGCGTCTGCTGAACGCTAGGGGCGACGTTGAATTTCTCGGTTGCACTGGCAACGCCGTTCAGCAGAGCGATCTGCGCGGCCAGGGCGGTGAAGGCGAGGCGGGTTACGTTACGCATTAGGTATTCTCCGGGGTGCGGGCTGGGTGGTGTCAGAACGTGGTCAGCACTTTGCCGTCGCCACCCGTAGCTGGTGGGCGGTGCTGCTGGCTGTGGTCTTCGGTGTCACCCAGGCGCTTGAGCAGGTCAGCGAATTCGCCGGCCAGTTTTTCGTGGGCGGTTTGCAAAGTGGTGAGCTTGGTCTGCTCGGTGGTGAAGGCCGATCCCTGGTCCTTGGCGTGGTTGGCGAGCGCCTCCACAGCTTTCGTCAGTTCGGAGAATTGGGCGTCATCCTTGACCGTTTTTTCCTTGCTCTTGCCGAGGGCTTCCATGACCCGGTTGAACAGGCCAAGGGCCTTGTTCTCAGGGTCAGCGACTTCCTCGAAGTTGATTTCAGCTTCCAGGGCCTCGGTGAACATCGAGGTCACGGAGTAGTGGCGATCTTTGAAGGGGCTGGCGTCCGGCTTCTGCGCGGAGAAAGCGAGCACGTCGGTACCCAGGCTTGCCGGCGAGTCGGTCACGGCCAGGCCGACGATGTAGGCCTCGCCGCTGTCGGCGAAGCTCTCGTCGATTTCGATGGAGGTGTAAATTTTCTGCTTGGCCTTGTTCATGGCCACCAGATCGGGGGTTGGTTCGATCTGGGCGAACAGGGCGAGCTTCTTCTGCCCGGCAATCTCGACCTCTTCGGTCTTGACGGCCGTGATGTCGCCGTAGGCCTTGAAGGGGCTGTCCGGCAGCAGGCTGCGGAAGTGTTCCAGCCATACGCGGGCGCCATAGGTGTTTTGGCTGAAGTTTTTGGCGGCCTGCTCCAGCCAAGTGCGCTCGATTTTGCGCTTATCGGTGGTGGCGCCTTCAACGGCAACACGGAACCAGTTAGAGCGGAATTTCTGGGCGGGGGCGTTGCTTGCGGCCATGTGGGCTGTCCTCGATGCGTTGGCGGCGGTTGCCGTTGCGTTGAGGGCATGGTCGACAGTGGAGGAAGGCGCGGCAACGCTCTGAGCATGTAGCGAGGCGCGCTACAGGGCGCGGAGTTAGGGGCTCGCGCGCGTGAGCGGCAGCATCTGCGTCATGAATGCAATCGCCCAGCCCACCACCGATCCGCGCCGCCACGCCAAGTTCCTGTATTGGACGGGCTGGCGCATCACCGATATCGCCGACTACCTCGGCGAGAAAGAGAAGACCCTGCACAGTTGGAAAACACGGGACGAGTGGGACCGGGCGAACAACGTTGAGCGGATCGGCGGGGCGCTGGAGGCGCGTCTGGTGCAGCTGATCCTCAAGGACGGCAAGACCGGCGGGGACTTCAAGGAAATCGATCTGCTGCACCGGCAGTTGGAGCGGCAAGCCAGGATTCAGCGCTACCAGGACGGCGGGACTGAGACGGACCTCAACCCGAACATCGCCAAGCGCAACGAGGGGCCAAAGAAGGCACCCAAGCGTAACGAGCTGGACGAGGGGCAGATCGAGACACTGGTCGAGGCGTTCCGCGACAGCTGTTTCGACTATCAGCTTGACTGGCACCGCGCGGGGAACATGCGCACCCGCATGATCCTGAAAAGCCGGCAGATAGGCGCGACGTTCTACTTCGCCCGCGAGGCGCTGATCGACGCCATCACCACGGGCCGCAACCAGATATTTTTGTCGGCCAGCAAGGCGCAGGCGCACCAGTTCAAGACCTACATGCAGTCCTTCCTCAACGAAGTGCTGGGGGTAAAGCTGAGTGGCGACCCCATTGTCCTGTGGAACAACGCCGAGCTGCACTTCCTGGGAACCAACTACCGCACGGCGCAGGGGCGCAGCGGAAACTTTTATTTCGACGAGTTTTTCTGGGTTCATGGCTTCGCCGAGATCAACAAAGTGGCCTCGGGTATGGCTCTGCACAAGAAGTGGCGTAAGACCTACTTCTCGACGCCCAGCAGCATGGCGCACCCAGCCTACAACTACTGGACGGGCGAGCGCTTCAACAAGGGCAAGCCAACGGCCCAGCATATCCAGCTAGACGTAAGTCACGAGGCGCTGCAGCAGGGCCGGTACTGCGAGGACCGCATCTGGCGCCAGATTGTCACCATCCTCGATGCGGAGGCACGCGGCTGCGATCTGTTTGACCTGGACGAACTGCGTGAGGAATACGACGCGGCGGCCTTCCAGAACTTGCTGATGTGCCAGTTTGTCGATGACGGGCAGAGCATCTTCCCGCTGTCGATGCTGCAGCCGTGCATGGTGGAAAGCTGGGATTGGCCAGACTACAGCCCTTTTGCGATGCGGCCCTTCGGCGAGCGGCCCGTTTGGGTTGGGTACGATCCCGCCGAGAGCGGCGACTCTGCCGGCCTGGTGGTTGTGGGACCGCCGCTGGTGGCTGGTGGCAAGTTCCGTGTACTGGAGCGCCACCAGTTCCGGGGCATGGACTTCGCCGCGCAGGCCGAAACGATCCGGCAGGTTACCCGCCGCTACAACG